TGCAAAAACATTTGGCCACAAGTCATAACACACCGAATACCTGCTTGTGCAAAATTGATTATGATGCATAATTAAGACATGGCTACCAAGAGCCATAACAAAGAATAGGAAATCAGGGCATGAATGGATTAGTCACATTGGCCTACATGGGCATCATGTTTGTCATGGGGATACTTGTTGGCATAGTAATTGAAAACCAACATCATAAAGATCAGTTAGCCAAGTTTAGGCGTACATCTCACATAGACATCGAAACACAGATGGCTAAAGATGGGTGGAAAATCTAATGGGATTTGACATTAGTAATTACGTCACAGTTGCCGAGCGTGTAGCAGAGTTTTACACACGCTATCCAGAGGGATCTATCCAATTTGAGTTTATGGGTGTAATGGATGGCGACCCTATGAAAATGTGGGGAATTGCCAGAGCTTATCGATCAGCTGATGATCCGCTACCGGGCGTGGGTACAGCCAGTGAGTTCATAGTGGGTAAGAGTCCATACACAAATGGATCAGAGCTGCAGAACCTTGAGACAGCCTGTTGGGGTCGTGCATGTGCCAGCCTAAATATTGGTACATCTAAGGGCCTAAGCACCAAAGAGGAGATCATAGGTAGCCGAGAGCGCCAAGCGCCCGGACCTGCCAAGTCAAAGCCTGTAGAGGTGGTGCAAGAGCCACCCAGCGACTGGGGGATCCCACCAGAGCCAGACGGGATGGATGATGCCCAAGATGATCCGTGGGCTGTAGGTTTTATCCAGCCTGAATTGGAAGTACCTACATGCCTACATGGACCTATGAATAGACGATCAGGCACAAGCAAAAAGACAGGCAAGCCTTATGCCGGGTACTTCTGTGATGGTGAACCTCAATGTGATCCAAAGTTTGATCGCTTATGAGTGACGAGAATGTAATGCGCTGTACATGTGGCGCGTGGGCATACATCGGTAAGCCTTGTGGCTTTTGTGACAAATGGAGCAACCAGTGACTAAAGGTGTATTGCATGAAGTCAAGATGCACAAGTTACTGATGTCAATGATTAATTTAGTCAAGATGTCTCGAAAGGCCTACTGCGAACATTGCGAGGCTTTACTTATGGACATTTACAGGTGCATGGACAATGAATTAAAAGACATTAAGGATGGGAGCAAATAATGGTAATGGATAACAAGGAATACAGTAAAGACGATTTATACATTTCAATACTTAAGAAGCTTTATGGCGCTTGGGATGCGTCACTTTACTTTGCGGAGAGCTGCGAAGTATGCAGTGAAACATTAGTGCCTTTTGACACTGGTGTAGATCCATACACAGACAGTCGTCAATGGATGACAAAGTGTTGTGGGATCGTCAAGACTTATAACCAAAAAGTACAGCCACAAATATAAAACTAGCCACACTTCGGAGTGGTTCTTGATCCCTCGTCCAAGTGTGGCTAGTTCCCTAATTATAATCACACGACCGACATAAATGTCTAGGAATGACAAAAACTTCTGGCAGTCTTATCAGCTGCTAAACCGCCGTTAGAGGGCGTGTCCCGGCATGCCTGATAATCATGCAAAATGCAGAAATGCGAGCCAATATCCATCATTTGAAACGGACTGCCCAAATGAATAAACAAGAGGTACTGGCACAAGGCGCAGTCGGACCGGTTGTAGTGGCTGGTTCCCATCTATTGAAACGTAAACGGTGACGGTAATGGATGGTCTGAATAAGGCCATTCATGCTCACATACCGGTTCTGGTAATGGATTTACTCTAAACTGAATACATGCCTAACAAAGGAAAAAATAGTGCTTGATGTAAATACGCCAAAAGGCCAAGAATCACTAAAGCACGAATTAAGAGCTGTGGAATTGTGGAATTACCATTATCAAGATTTCACATACGTACACACACCAAAAGACGGTCCAGCATTAGTAGATGCAGTCATAATTGATTTAGATGCACATGTAGTTGCTGTAGTTGAGCAGAAATCTAGAAACATGTCATTAGAGCAGCTGCAAAGATGGGATAATGAATGGCTTATAACCTTTGATAAAATAGAGGCTGGACGTTATGTAGCAAACTCATTAGGTGTGCCCTACATTGGGTTTTTGTACTTAATCCCGGATGATTTATTAATCACCAAAAAGATTAGCGACAAGCATGGACAATGGACATGTGACTTTAGGACTGACATTACAGAAACACAAGAAACTATTAATGGTGGCAAAATAGACAGATTAAATGCCTACATTAAATTAGATGGCGCTCAATACCTACAGGCTTATCAGTGACGATCCTTGTCGGCCTGACACATAAAGGCAAGGTGTACATGGGTGCTGATAGATCAATGTCAGATAACAATTACATAACAGCCTTAGCACGACCTAAGATACGTAAACATGGGCCGTTCTTAATTGGATTTAGTGGCTCACTAGGCACTGGGCAACTTTCCACTTATGCAACTTATCCAGAAATAAACACAACTAATTTAGAGTCATTCATGCGTATTTCATTTTGTGGCGCATTACAAAGAGCTGCAGAGGATTTCAAAATAGACATAAGCAATGATGATAATGGGGCGGACTTACTGGTCGGTATAGCCGGGCGATTATTTGAAATAAGCACACTTGACTGGTCAGTCGGTGAATACAGCCAATGTGCTACTGGCTCGGGCTATCCTTACGCAATGGGATCATTACATACATCACGTTATACAGATGATCCGGTATGGCGCATTAAAGAAGCTGTGAGCGCCAGCATTAAATTCAGCCCATCATGTGTTGGGCCGATTGACGTATTAACTAAATAGGAGAAAACAATGACACCAAATGATTTAGCCGAAAGCATTGGCGCGATGATAGAACACATTAAAGGCCGCATTATTGGCATTGGGGCATCACAGTATGACAGTGGCACAGTGCAACAGATAGAGACACTTACACACAATGAATTAATTATCAATGCTGTAGAGGAAATAGATGATGCGTTGGTATACCTCGCACATTTAAGGCTAAGGCTCACAAAAATAGTATTTGAGCATGATCTATGAGTAGGCCCGGCACACGTGTAGGCACAACTGAATGGCGCAAGCTTAGAGAGGCATGCTTCCGAGTATGGGGTAAGACATGCATGTACTGTGGCGCACGTGCAACAGAGGTGGATCACATACAAGAGTTAGCACTGGGTGGGACTAACACCATTGATAACTTGCAACCTTTATGTAAGGCATGCCATCTACATAAGACAGTGTCATTCAACACAGTGCGCTCAAGACCCTCACAGGGCAATAGGGCGGTTTTTTCTACACGACTGGCACCCACAGACTCCCTTGCACCAATCTCTCCCCAAATGCGCAGAATTGACCCGCCAATGGCAGGAGAACAACCAGCATGACTGTAAATGAAACTGATGTGGCAGAACTTCAACCGATCACTATCTACCTATCGCTTGATCAATCATTGGCAGCTGCTAAATGGATCGATCCAAGTGATGCAGCTGCAGTTACTTTAGCCCGGCGCTTGGCCTTGGCCTTAGATACGGCCTTTGACATGGGCGCTGATCTCAAAGACATAAATGCATTGGGTGGTAGATTATTAGCAGTCTTACAGCAGTTACACCTAACTACTGAAACACGAACTGCCAGCAAAAAGACAGATGAAAATGATGGGACAGAGTATGTCGGCGATTTCTTACGGCTCGTCAAAACCAAGAATACAAAGCCCGCCTCTAAAACTGCCAAGCGCAGGCCCGCTCGTAAGTCAGTTAGCAATTGAGTTAGGTGTACCGTTACTGCCTTGGCAAGAGCATGTATTAGATGATGCGCTTAAGGTAAACAAAGACGGCACATGGGCAAGATCCCAAATAGGTGTGCTTGTAGCTCGACAGAATGGCAAAACGCACATGATGCGTATGCGTATCCTTGCCGGCCTGTACATCTTTGGTGAAAAAAACACAATAGCCATGTCACAAACAAGGCAACTATCACTGGACACATTTAAACAGACAGTAGACATGGCAGAAAGCCTTGACTGGATGCGCAAACGCATCAAGCGTGTATCCCGAACTAACGGGCAAGAGGAAATCGAGGTTTATTGCCATCATTACCCCAAGTCATGTGATGGTCCATGTCAAAGATTACGTAAATACGCAATTAGAGCTGCAACCAGCGAGGGTCCACGTGGATCCACAGCCGATCTACTTTATGTGGATGAACTTAGAGAAATTGACGAGGCTACATGGGCAGCCGTTACCCCAATTACAAGAGCTCGACCAAATGCCCAAGTCTTTTGGACATCAAATGCTGGGGACTTAAACAGCACTGTATTAAATGAACAAAGGCGTAGGGCGTTAACCTTTAATTCATCTCGAATGGGCTACTACGAGTACAGCGCTCCCGGTGGATCTGATGTAAACGATGAAAAGGCATGGGCAATGGCTAACCCGGCAATGGGTTACACAATTACAAAGGACAACATTAAAGATGCATCTATTTTTGACACAAAAGACGCTTTTAAGACTGAAACTTTATGTATGTGGGTGGATGCTATCGACAGTCCTTGGCCGATGGACATTTGGAATACTGGCGAAAAGGATGTAAGCCTAGAGGACGGCCTGCCTACATGGATGGCCTTAGATTTATCTTTTAATCGTGAATTGGCATGTTTAATCACTATCCAAGAGCGACCAGAGGGCATGGCTGTATTCCTACATGAATGGCAAAAGGATGGCGGTATAAATGATCTTGAACTTACTGGCGAAATTGCCAAAATTGTTCGTAGATACAATCCTAGAAAATTGGCTTATGATCCAAATACTGCCGGGTACATTGCGCCAAGGCTTGCACAAGCTGGCGTAGCGACAGAAGCTACTCCATGGGCATCTGCAGGATTTAGCATTATGTGTGATCAGACATTAAACGCTATGCAACAAGGTTTGTTTATTCATCCCGGACAGCCAACACTTCACCAGCATTTAGTGTCATGTGCTAGACGTCCAGCATCAGATGGTGGCTGGCGCATTGCTCGGCGAGCGGCTCAAGTACCGATCACAGCTGCAGTGGCATTAGTTATGGCAGCTGGACACGCAACAGCACCACAAACCCAGCCAGTAATTATCAGTGCATAGGTTATGATGTTTACATGATTCAGCCAGCCATTTACGACATGACTTTGTATCAGGGCGCAACATTTGAAAAGCAATTTACAGTTAAAACCAATGGCACAGCCGTTAATTGGACTGGGTATACTGGTCAATTTGAGGTTAAGTCAATACCGGACGATGCCGTAATCTTTAACATTACCCCGACATTGGGCGGAGCTGCCGGGACTATCTCAATCACCATCACTGCAGCTGCAAGTGCATCTACCCCATCTGGGCCATACAACTACAATTTGAGATTAACTTCTGGTAGTTATGTGACTTGGCTATTGCGCGGGACACTGACTGTAGTAAGTGAAACGAGTGTCGGATGAGTACCGTAGTCCAAATTGTTGGCGATAACACGACCGTATTAGATACAACTGACGATCAAGCGATAATTTCGTCACAGGTCACAGGTTTACAGGGCGCAAAAGGTGATACAGGATCGACCGGGGCAACAGGTCCGACAGGTCCGACAGGTCCGACAGGACCCACAGGTCCAACTGGACCCACTGGCGCTACAGGCGCTACAGGTGCACAAGGTATTCAGGGAATCCAAGGCATCCAAGGTGCTACTGGTGCGACTGGCGCAAAAGGCGATACTGGTGCTACTGGCGCACAAGGTCCAAGCGGTGTCATTGGTGTAGACAGTGGGGAACTTACAAACACAGGCACAAGCACATCAGCGCAATTAGGATTAGCCAATGCTGGTACTGCCGGTACTTACACAAAATTAACTACTGATGCTTTTGGTCGCGTAACATCTGGGACAACATTAAGTGCAAGTGACATTCCTACTATTGCAGCTAATCAAGTTACAGATACTGCTTATACAAACGTAAATTATCAAAATAGTTTTTATATGCCGTCAACGGCTATTGATACTTTACCAAGAATTATTACTACGGGAAGTAGAACATTATCAAACGGTTTACAAGTATTTGGTGTTTTTATACCTCATAAGAGTTTTACTGTGAGCAATATAACTATGGTAAGTCATACATCTCCCACAACAGCAACGGATACTGGTGGTACAACTGTTAGACGTATGGGCTTATATACTTATAATTCAAGCACAAATGCTTATACACTTGTTGCAAGAACTGCAAGTGACAGCACATTATGGAGTGCTGCATCTACTGTTTATACAAGAGCGTTGGATACAACAGGTGGATATCCAGCTACTTATAATTTAGTCGCAGGGACAACATATGCAATGTCTGCAATTGCTTATAACACTGGTGGTGTTTACTCAACACCAATAATTACGGGCGGTGGCACAAATGGCAATATTGGTATGAATACATTACTACCTATTTTATCATCAACCGTAAGCGCACAAACAGATTTATCTGTATCTGGGACTGCCAGTAGCTCATCACAAAACATAATTTATGCAAGGCTTACCTAATGAACATAATTAAAAAATACATTGGCATTGTAGATGGCATGGAAACTTTAGAAGTATCGGATGCAGACACAGGCGAAGTTATTGGTTATGACCAAACGGCGCCAGAGTCCGTAGAGTAGTATCTCTTTAGATACGTTATCTTGGCAGAGTATCAAGTCCGGGGTAGTCACTCCTATCACTACCCCGGGCGCTAAGACACGATTAGTCAATGCAACTAATTACGACATTTATGAGATAATGCAAGCATGGGATTTATTGATTTCTTATTGGGTACTGACTCAACAAAATCACAGGTGCAGGCCAAAGCTGCAGTAACCGTCCCTTACTACGAAAATTATTTCCAAGCGTTTAACACGTTTAGGATCAATCGCGCCGATGCCATGCAAGTACCAGCTGTGGCTAGAGCGCGAAACATTATCTGTGGCACGATCGGAACACTTGGCCTCAACGCATACAATGACGTAACCTACGCCAAGATAGAGGGACGATCTCTACTTAAACAGCCTGATCCAGCCTTGCCACTATCTATTACGATCACATGGACTGTAGAGGACCTACTATTTCATGGTCACGCCTATTGGCTAGTCATGGAAACATCCCCAGAGGATGGACGGCCTACACGCGCAAGGCGTATTGATCCATTACGGGTTACATTCACAACTGACTTACAGACTCAAGAAATTATTAACGGCTTTTACCTAGATGGCGAATTAGTCCCGCCTATGGGTGTTGGATCGTTAATTATGTTTAGTGGTATTGATGAGGGCATCCTAAATCGTGGTGGCCGGACAATCTCTACAGCGTTAAAGCTAGAGGAAGCAGTCCAGCGGATGGCATCAGAGCCTAATCCAACAATGGTTATTAAGAATACTGGCGTGGACTTACCAGCCGAGCAGGTATCAAGCCTACTTGCATCATGGAAGCAGTCCCGGGCTACTCGGTCAACTGCATACCTATCTGGTCCATTAGATGTACAAACTTTTGGCTATGATGCTCAACAAATGGAATTGAGTCAGTCGCGCTTAAATACAGCATCAGAAATTGCGCGAATGATGAACATTCCAGCATGGTATCTCAATGCCGAGAGCGCCAGCGCTACATACTCAAACGTCAGCGCCGAGCGCCGATCCCTAGTTGATTTCTCATTGTCGCCATACATGCACGCCATTGAGGAGAGACTAAGCATGAATGACTTAACCCCAAGAGGGCAAGAAGTCAGATTTGATTTAGACGATTACTTACGAGGTAATCCATTAGAGGAAATACAAGTACTTACAGCAATGCTTGATGCTGGATTAATCAGTGTCGATGAAGCCAGAGCCGAAATGGACATGGCACCGAGAGGAAACCCAAATGCAGCTTAATTTTGAGGGCCAGATTTTGGCCACTGACACAGTAACTCGAACCATCGAGGGATTAGTAGTACCTTTTGGCAAGGTTGGCAATACATCCGCTGGCCCCGTCCGTTTTGAGTTTGGCGCATTTGGTGAAGTTGACCCAAGCAAAATTGTGCTTAACAAGGAACATTCCCGTACTGATCCATTAGGTCGTGGCGTGGCTGGATCTGAAAAGGTTAGCCCCGCTGGTATCTCAATGGCCTTTAAGATTGCTGGCACTAATGCTGGCAACGATGCCTTAATCGAAGCTGCCGATGGCTTGCGCCCGGCATTTAGCATCGAAGCAAGTGTCAATGAATACACAATAGAAAAAGGAGTGATGGTCGTGAGCAGTGCAAAACTAGAAGCCGTAGCACACGTAACTAATCCAGCATTTAAGGATGCACAGATTTCTCAGGTCGCAGCTTGCGATCCTGAGCGAGAAACCACCGAGGCTGAAACCCCAGCCGAGGAACAACCACAGGAGAACACAGTGGACGAAGTAACAACACCAGTTGCAGATGAGGTCACAGCAACCGCTGTTGTAACCGCAGCTGCTCCAGTGGCCTACGTAAAGCCTCGTAGCCCAATCAATTCCCAAGCTTCATACTTGGAACACAGCATCAAGGCATCCCTAGGAAACCGCGATTCAGCCCAGTACGTTATGGCAGCTGATGATGATTTCACAACTAACCCAGCCTTTAAGCCGACACAGTATTCAACCACTGTCGTAGATACCCTAATCGGATCTCGCCCGGCTATTGATGCAATCGGTACACGTGCATTACCAAATGCAGGTATGACCATTGCTCATCCAAAAATCACAACTTCCGGAACTGTAGCCTCCACTGGCGAAGGTGCAGCACCATCGGAAACTGGTATTGCATCCAGTTACGTCAACTTGACTGTAAATAAGTATGCAGGCCTACAGCGCTACTCGGTAGAACTTATCGAACGCTCGGACCCATCATTCTTCCAAGCAATGGTTGATAACATGACTCGCGCATACAACAAGGCAACTGATGCAGCTGTAATTGCAGCTCTGACTGCAGGTGGCACACAAGCACCAACAGTTGCAGCTACATCCGCTGGCATTATTTCCTACGTATCCACAGAAGCACCAGCTGCTTATTTGGCTACTGGCGAATTGGCAAGCGCATATATTGCTGGTACTTCGCAGTGGTCATTGCTACTTGGTGCAACTGATTCGTCAGGTCGTCCGATCTACAACGCAGCTAACCCACAAAATGCAGCTGGATCATCTGCACCAACGTCACTTCGTGGCAACGTGCTTGGACTTGATCTTTACGTAGATCCAAACGTAGTATCCACAACTATCGATGAATCAGCATTTATTGTTGTACCATCGGCAGTTGCAATCTACGAAAGCCCAGTGCTACGTATGTCAACAAACGTAGTTGTATCTGGTGAAATCGAAACAATGATCTATGGCTACCTAGCTGCAGGCGTTTTGGTTTCCGGTGGAGTACGTCGCTTTAACCTGACCTAGTCAGAGTTAGTTAAGAGTGTGGGGGATGCGGCCCTGTGTCCCCCACACACACCATTAGATAAGGATTAGATCATGGCATTAATTACACTAAGCGAGCTAAAAGCCGTCTTAGGTATTGGTGACATTTATGCTGATGCGCTTGTACAGGAATGTGCAGACAGCGCTGAAAACATAATCCTATCTATGCTCACAAAAAATCAATGGGGCGTAGTTGCCCATGAGCGTACAAACCTAGTCAACAAAATAACCACTGATCGCCCACATGACTGCTATGTCGGACAAACAGTAACTATTGCGAACAGTGGCACAAACTTTAATGGATCTAAAACTCTTACTGCCGTTACTGACTACACAATGTCATTTGATGGCACTGGGGCAGATTATCCGGCTCATGGTGTACGGCCTTACGGAACGGTAAGCGCTACATCGTACATCGACTACTCAACAATTCCAGAAGTAAAAGAAGCTGCATTGGCTATTGCCTCTGACATCTGGACAACCCGTACAGGCACACTAGGCCAGTCGGGTGTGGACTTTCAATCACCAGCGCCATACCGTTTAGGCCGATCTTTATTTACTCGGGTATCTGGGCTATTGGGTCGCTGGATCGATACCAATGCAATGGTGGGCTAATGGCTAACCTTGTAGAACTTCGTACAGAATTGGCGACATCGCTTAAATCTGCCGGGCGCGTAGTCTTTGCCTATCCGTCAGAAAACATTACCCCGCCAGCCTTAGTGCTTGTGCCGGGTTCACCATACTTAGAGCCACAAGTAATTGGTGGCGCTAGTAACCGGGTTAATGTCAAGTTTGATTTAACCGCAATGGTTAATGCAGCTGATAATCAAGCTGCCATTGCCAACTTAGAAACTTTAATGCTGTCAACATTTACGGCATTACCGGATGGATGCACCATAGGCTCATGGTCCCAGCCAACAGTTACACAGGTCGGAAATACCGAAATGTTAATAAGTCAAGTCAGTATCGAACTGGCGACCACTACAGAATAAGGATATACAAATGGCTACAACAGCAATTACTGGTCGGTCGCTAACACTGACTATCGGAGCAAAGACATACGCAGATCAGAGCGCATCGGTAACTCTTAACCTTGCCAATAACCAGCAAGTATTAGAAGTGCTATCGGGTCGCGTTTACAAGACAGTAGATTACTCAGGCACATTGGATATCGAAATGTTTGCTGACTGGGGAGTAGCTGGCGGACTATGCGCTCAACTATGGGACGCAGCTAAGAGCGCACCAGATACATCGTTATCATTTAGTTTTGTTGCTGGATCAACAAGCACCATTGCTGGCAAAGTGTTTCCGGCATTTCCACCACAAGGCGGATCAGCCACAGATGTATTAAGCACCACAGTTTCATTGGTTATTGATACATCCTCGGCAATTACACGTACTTAATGAATAGAACAGGGCAAACATTATGAAATACCAAATAACTACAAAACAGGGCAATAACTACATAGTGAGCGATGATTCTGCATGGCTTTGGATTTGTCTTGAGCGCGATTTGGATTACACACTCAATCAAGCACAAGAAAAAATGGAGCAGGGATCACTGGATGTCATAACTTACATTCTTTACACAGCATCAGTAATAGATGGTCAGACTGAATATAAAACTCATCAAGGCTGGGTAGAAAATGAATTTGAGATGTTCGAGGTGGTAGTGGACGACCCAAAAGGCATCCCACTGGAAGCATCAACCGACATTTAATCGGCCTTGCCATTTACTCTGGCATACCTTTAAGTGACTTGAAGCAATGGTCGCTCACTGACGTAATAACGGCATACGAGCTGATAGCAGAAAAGGATGGTCATGGCTGAAACAAGAACTACCATTACAGTCAAACCTGACTTAAAAGATTATCGGACATTGCTAAAGGCTCTAAATCTAATGGACAAAGAAGCACAATTTGAACTTAAGAATGAGGTTCAATCCATCAGCGCTTGGACAGCCAAAAACATACAACAGTCAGCCTATGCTTTCTCACCCATGCCCAAACAGGCCGCTATCGTGGCACAGACGGTCAGAGCCGCTCGAGATCGTGTACCTACTGTGTATGTAGGTGGAACTAAAGGCAGGGCATCTGGTGGCGCTAATGCCGGGCAGTTGCTCTTTGGTAATGAGTTTGGTGGCGATCGAAATGCCTTTGGTAGTGTTTCTAAGTTTAAGAATGGTGGTTATAAGTTTCCACCTAGAACAGCTCGACAAGGTCGGGGCAATACTGGCTACTGGATTTTTCCAACTCTTAAAGCAATGCAACCTGAAATTACTAAACGCTGGCACAATGCCGTAAATCAAGTAATGGATAAGTGGGCAAGGACTTCATAATGGCTGACACACGTACACTCAAACTCTCATTAGTTGCTGATGTTAATAAGTTTCTAAATGGCATGGAAAAAGCCGATAAAGGCACTAGAGGCTTGAATGACAAAATCAGTAAATACTCCAAGGCGATGGGATTATCTTTCGCCGGCGTTGGTGCAGCTGCAGGAGCAATGGCCTTAAAGATCGGTGTAGATAGTGTCAAGGCAGCTGTAGAGGATGAATTAAGTCAAAAGAAATTAGCGACTGCCTTACGTAACACAGTCAAAGCTACAGATGCTCAAGTCAAGTCCACAGAGGAATACATCAGCCGACAGCAACTGGCTTATGGAATTGCAGATAATCAATTACGACCAGCACTAGCCAATCTTGCCCGGGCCACTGGTGATCTGACCAAAGCACAACAATTAAATAATCTTGCCATAGACATTTCATCGGCTACAGGTAAAGACTTGGAAACTGTATCGCTGGCATTATCAAAGGCTTATACAGGCAATCTGGGAGCGCTTAAAAAACTCGGTGTGCCATTAAGTGACAGCATCGTAAAGTCTAAGGATTTTACAAAGGCTACTGGTGTATTAACTAAATTATTTGGCGGATCGGCTAAAGCAAACACACAAACTTATGCTGGCCAGTTGGATATCTTGCAACAAAGATTTGGTGAAATACAAGAAAACATTGGTGGCAAATTAATACCTAAATTAAAGTTATTACTTGAGCAGGTTAATTTAGTTGCTAAGGGATTTAGTGGTGAGGATCCAAATGGACTTACTACAAGAGCGCGTGAATTAGCTGGAGAGTTTGCACCATCAGGGGCTTACAGCCTTGGTCGCAGCTTAGACAACATAGCACAAAGCATGGGTAGATTAGTTGCTGTATTCTCCAGCGGTGATGCCAATGGCGCTGTAAGTCTTTTAGGTCGTTTAGCAGATGCAATTAACTTACTTGCTAAAGGCATTGATTTATACGCAAGTGCCTATGGAAAGTTAAAATCAATCGGCGGTAATTTACTAGACACAATAACTATGGGTGATGGTAAAAATGGCTATGCAAGCAAATTGCCAGCAATACCATTTGGCGATCCTAATAGAAACAATCCAGCCGGTAGAGCTGCAGGAAATACCACGATCATTATGAATGGCGTTATAGATGGTGAGTCTGCTAGACGCAGTATTCAAAAAGTTCTGCAAGATTCATCATTACGTACAAGTAAAATTAATTTGATTGGCTCGGCCTTGTGACAACTTATGAGCCTTATCCCACAGTAACTTTTAATGGCAATGTGACTTATGCCAATAACACCATTTCAAGTATCACAATTAACATGGGACGAAATGATGTTACTGAACAGCCACAGCCCGGTTATGCATCATTAAGCTTATGGACAGATGCTAATACTCCATTAAATGTGGCATTGAGTCAGCCTGTATCTATTTCTATTGATAAGGGAACATCAGGCACACAAGAAATATTTTATGGCACAATTTCCGACATAGAAATAAGCCTTGATGCCTACGGTAATCAGGGATCCATAGCCACATACAACATCACAGCTGTAGGCCCACTGGCACAACTTAATAGACACATGGTTGGCGTGGCTGGTTATGCAAAAGAGTTTGATGGCACACGCATACTTAACATCTTGCAAGAGGCATTTGGTACACAATGGCAAGATCTATCAGCAACACTTATTTGGAGTGGTGTACCTATAGGGACTACATGGCAAAATTATGACGCTATTGCCTCGGCATTAGTTGACAACTTGAGCACAAACATTGATGTACCCGGACAGTATGAATTAATGCCTTACACAGATGGGACTACTAATGCTTATGACTTAGTCGTCCAAGCCGCTAATTCTGGTCGAGGTGTGCTGTGGGAGGGCAATGGTGGCGATCTACATTATGACGATTATGCAGCTCGACTCGGATCAACACCATTAACACTTACTGCTAATGATTTATCCACTGGTGGCCTAGTCAGTCGCGCACAGTGGGGCGAAATTGTAAATACAGCCAGTGTTACTTACAGGGCAGGTACTAACAAGGCCAGTGACGATCAATCAGTAATTCTTTATGGAGAATTAAATGGCAGTAGAGATACACAATTACATAACTCGGCAGATGCTACAAATCAAGCTATAGATTTTGTAGCTGCAAGGGCCTATCCGCGTACATACCCAGAATTACTTACTATCCCATTACATGCTGGCACTGTTAGCGATTCAACTAGAGATGCTTTGTGTGCAGTAACCACCGGGCTACGGGTTAACACAACGGCCTTACCAGCCGTATTTGGAACATCCTTTGATGGCTTTGTCGAGGGTTACACGTGGAACCTAACTAGATACACAGCTGATTTAGCATTAACATGCTCGGCTTATTCAGAAACTTACTCAAGCATTGTGTGGTATCAAATCGCACCTACTACCACATGGGCAGGGTATACTCCAAGTACAGACAAATGGATGGATTTATAGATGGCTGGCAATACAACTAATTTCAACATCGCTTACCCAACAAGCACCGACTACGTTAAGGATGGCGCTACAGCCATACAGACGGTCGCTACGGGCTTTGACACACGTTTAGGCGATGTTACTAACTACCCAAGTCAAATTGTTAACGTGGTGTCTGGTGTAAGTCGTCCATTACCTTATGCCATGTCTACAGGTCGGTTCAACTTATCCGGCACATCAGTTGCTAACCTTGCATCTGTAAATGCTACAGTTACTTTTACACGTAGTACAAGGTTTACAGATAATCCAGTTGTTTCTTTAACACAGACTGGCTTACCCGGTGGATCTATAGGTCTTATTGCCAAATGTACAAACGTCTTTACAACTGGATTTACAGGCTATCTGGTAAACGTGTCTGGAGCAGCTACAACATGGTCAAGCGCCCAAGTTGATTACATTGCCGTACAAATGACCAGCGCGAGCGCTGTAAATAACTAAGGGACAAAATGATTTATAACCTAACTTGCACTAATAAAAAATGTGAAAACTTCGAGTATGCAATCCCATACCCAGATCCAGCTGATCTTTGTATTTGTGGAGCATGTGGCAACGAAATTACAAAAAAAGAGCCACAAGGTAAGTAATGGCATTACCTGTTAAAGGTGGCAAGATAACTACTGGCTACCATGTACCCGGCAAGCACTGGTCCACTGGCTACCATACGGGCGTGGATTTTGCTGTGCCTGTAGGCACACATGTGCTGGCTGTGGCTGATGGGGTTATTGTTAACGCTAATTGGGGCAAAGCTTACGGTACACAGATAGTCCAGCAATTAGCAGATAAGACATTTGTTATCTATGCCCATCTATCCAAGGCATTTGCACAGCCCGGACAAAAGGTTAAAAAGGGCGAGTACATTGCTGAAAGCGGAGCAACAGGCAATACCACAGGGCCACACCTACACTTTGAGCGCCGTAATGGCATCCAGTGGAGTAAGTCAACAGACATGGACCCAAGCGGAGTATTAAAAGCATGAAGTTATTAGTAATTAGAACATTGTCGCTAGTCATTTACACCGGGCTAAGTACATTTGGCCTATCTACAGGCCTTGGCATTGAGCCAGTAAGAGCTGCAATAATTGCAGCTGTATTTCCATTAATCTTTGTTTTACGCGCTACGGCTAAAGGCTTTATCAATGATGGCAAGTTAGATCAGTCTGAAATTGATGCAGCTATACATGCTGGAGAAAATGCCGAGTGACATGTCAGTCATTTACATTGGCCAATTAGCAGCTGCCTTAATAGCCATACTTACATTGGGTGGCATGTTAGTTAAATGGGGCATTGTTAAACCAATAAAGGCCTACATAGACACCATGACTTATGCCATTCAGCCACATGCCAATGGCGGTAAATCCTTGCCAGACTTGATAAATAAGGTAGATGCACTACATCTAGTGGTGCAAAAACATTTGGCCACAAGTCATAACACACCGAATACCTGCTTGTGCAAAATTGATTATGATGCATAATTAAGACATGGCTACCAAGAGCCATAACAAAGAATAGGAAATCAGGGCATGA